GATCACTAGAAACCAATTTATTATTTTTTGAAGTTTTAAGATTAGTTTTTAATTTTTTAAGAACTTCATTTGTATCTGTCATGTTTGATTTAATTAATTTGGCAACTTCTTTTACAGCCATCCGCTTTACTTTATTATCCTTAATATCTGTTATTTTATTGTAACTTACTTTATACTTTTTTGTCATATTTTGTCTATATGATTTTTTCATTTTTCTTGATAATTTAGAAAAAATAATCATTTGTTTTTTTTTCTCTTTATTTAATTCATCCATTTGTTTTTTATTTATTTTGTTTAATCGGCTTGTTCCTCTCTTATCAACATCAATAATGTTTGAATCAATTGTATCAAACACATAATGGAGTTTTGGCTGAGAAAATTGACGAATATCATTTGAACGATCTAAATAACTAACATAACCTGCTATTTTATTTAAAAATTTATTTCTATTTGCTTCAAAAATACCTTCGTTATTTAAATATTTTTGTTTAAACGCAAAATAATTTTCAGGAAATTGATCTTCAATTGGACGACATAAATTAAGTAATTTGAGTAATTCCATTGGGTCTTTTGTGATTGGTGTTGCTGTCATTAATAACAATTTAGCAGAACTTTCACCACTTACTGCGTATGAATTCATCAAAGATAAATGTAATTCTGCCATATTTGGTTGTTCTGTTGCAAGTAAATCACTTTCGCCATACAATTTATGAGCTTCATCAATAATTATAAGCGTTTTTCTTAATGGATCAACAGTTCCGTTAATTTTCTCTAACATTTTATAAAATTTGTTTTTTTTACTTACCAAATTAGTAAATTGTTTGTATGATAATGGTGGTATTTTCCAAGAAGCAGACAACCATTTTTTTTGTTTATTTAATTCCGCAGGAAGAGGTTTAAATTCCATCATTTCACGAACATTTTTATTACATACTTGTGAAAACATATTTTTCCAGATATCATTGATTAATGTTGACCTTGTAACCCATATTATAGTATATTGTTCTCTTTCAAATGATTTTGAGGCAGTCAATACAGCGGTACATGTTTTTCCTGTTCCAACAGAATGCCATAATAACATACCACGATTGTATAAGGATGGAGTAAAATATTCGCTTATAAAAGATTGTGTATTTGTATAATTCATTTGTTGTTTTTGTTGTTCCGGTTCAGTTTGTTTTGTTTCTTCACATAAATTTTCCATTTTTATTTTATCCCATTTATATTCAGAAAAATCTCTTTTGATTATTCTTTTAAGGTCTGAATAACTCTGTTTTACACTTAATGAATCTGTTTCACTGCGGTCGCTTACACGTCTAGCAGAATGGTCTCGTTCATGACCATCATCTATAATTAATTGTTCCTCCATTCCGTGTCTATTTATATTTACATTTAAATAATTATCAATAGAACCTTCAATAACAGTTTCAGTCAAATCTATTTGAAAATTATACAGCGAAATATTATTATCCATTGCCTTCAAATACAATTCAAAAGCGTTTTTTGAATTATTAAATAATGGTTGAATATTTTCTGGGATACTTAAATCATAAATATATACATCCAAAGGCCAACCCTTCAATGGGTCAAATTTTAGACCTTTTTGACCACATAATCTAGTTCCACGCCCAATTACTTGTTTTAAATCAGCCATTGTTGTTTGAGGTTCAAAAATATGTACGTATTTTATGTCAAATAAATCAATGCCTTCTTTATATCCGCTATCTAAAATTATAAAACGTACCAATTCTCCATGAATATTATCAGGACGACTATTAAATGTTTGAAGCATTTCCTTTTTAATATTTTTTTTAATTTTTGTACCATACATTCCACCAGAATTTAAAATATAAAAGTTTTTAAATGTTGTGTCTAATAATGTATTTTTACTGTCTAATTTTAAAGGATTGTAACCTTTATTGTTTTTAATTGTCGCATTAAATCCCAAATGAAATCCACGCGATTTAAATGCTGAACCAACAATTTTAGCACCATACATACTTGAACGAATATCCGTAAAAATAAAATGTTTAAATACTTTACCAAATTTAGCATTGTCTCTTTCATCTAATTTTTCTATATTTTCAAATAATTTACTTATTTTTGGTGATGTAATTGTAGTATCATTAACAAAATCTTCGACAGAGATCATTTCTGTTTGTGGTGCTGGGTCAATTAGATTACGCGAACTTGTATATGGAATGGCAAAATTGCTCCTTTTTCTGACACATTTTGGTTCAAAACTGTATCCTTTATCAAGCATATCAACGTGAATCAATTCTTCATTTAAAACACTACTTCTAAAACTTGCGCTTTTACTTCTACTAGCACTTTTACTTCTACTAGCACTTTTACTTCTACTTCTACTACTACTAGTCGCACTTCTACTTTTGGCATTACTTTTTCTGCTTCTATAACTACTTTCTGAATCACTACTTTCTGAATCACTACTTTCTGAATCACTACTTTCTGAATCATTACTTTCTGAATCATTACTTTCTGAATCATTACTTGATGAATCATTACTTTCTGAATCATTACTTGATGAATCATTACTTTCTGAATCACTTGAACCAGTTTTCCGTTTGCTTAATTTTGACTTAATCATTTTATTATATATTAACAAAATAAAAAAATTATGTTGCATACATCAATCCTACATTTCCTCCAATAAAGTTAACAAAATTTATTCGCTCTTCAAATACGTGTAAGTCAAAGTTGTAATCATAAATTCTCCAAGTTGGTTTATTAACGCCAATAATATTTCCGGTTTCTGGATCACAAATAGTTAGACTTTGTGCCAATGGATCAAGTGGAGGTATGATAGTTGTAAATTCTAACTCAATCTGATTAAATCTGCTCATATTTATTGCACCAGATGGTTGTAAATCAGAATTATTTGAATGTATAGAAAAATTGTAACAATATAGACCAGAAGGAGCATTCCCAGTTGTTCTTGTATATTTTTCAATATAATCAAATACTCCCGCAGCTTGTATATTTTCTCTATAAGACCCATCTAATAGAATTCCCATAGCAACTAATATAAGTTTATCATTTTGAGGATTATACGTTTGATTTATTAAAATACCAGTTAATGTTCCATCTGGATTTACTCCTGGACCTATTTGAACTGGCATTAATCCTCCTCCTCCTGGAGTATTTCTATAAATTGTATATACCCCTGAAGTTGGAGCTTGAATAACGTTTAATGGTAAATAATTATATGGCCAATTTGTATAATTTGACCATTCATTTCTTAAATTAGCATCACTTCGTTGAAAATAAAAAAGCCAATTTGAAACCATTCCAAGAGAGGATAAATCAACTTTATTTGGTCCAGTAACGTTTGGAAATGTTCTTTCATAAACTTGTTTAATCAAATATTTTTGTTCTTGTAAAGCAAATAAACGCTGTTCTTCATTTGATAAAAATCCATATGTACAATTTAAATGAATATCAGCATTCCATAATGACCTCAAATCAGAATATGAGTTTATATCAAGGGATACATCTGGAGGAGGTTGTATAAAACGATGAAATTGCATATACCACAAATTAAAATTTGGAGCTACGTAAGGATAATTGTTAGTTGCGTCAAAAACATCACGTATAACAAATAATTGGTTTATAGGTCTCATTGTTATGGTTATATGTAATTCATTATATTGAAGCGATGTTAATGGAAATGCCATTTGAGATTTTAATCCAAACCAATTATTTAATGGAATATATAAAATTCTTCCTCTAATTGATGGTTCTGGTCCAGCTAAGTCGCCAGTATAATATGCGTTTGGATAAGAATTTACACGAGAGTTTGCGTTTGCTGGATCAACTAATTCCGGAACATGTCCAGTCATTCGATTAAATAACTCGCGTTTTGTAGTATTATAATCTCGTTGAACAGCTGCTAACAAATAATCTCCTGAATATTCTTGTAATGTATAATTTCCACAAGTTATACTTATTTTAGAAATCATTTTTGCGCCAATATTATCAATCCATCTGAATTCATATGGAGCCCATTGTTCAATATTTCCTAGACCTTGCGATGTTGTTTGTTCAGTTACTTGTTGTGGAGGCAATATTCCGCTCCATATATTTGGCAGAGCAACAGATAAATAACAATCCATTAATAAATCAGCATAACGAGGAATTTTAAAAGTAAACGTTGATTCTTCTGATAAACGCAAAGTTTTTGAACCTTCAAAATTAACAATAAATTTTTGTAACCCAAAATTAGTATATTGAGAATATGTAGATTTGAAAAAAGTTTTTGTGGGATTTCCGTTTAAAATCACATTTTGCTGTCCTATTGATACTAAATTTAATAAGCCACCAGGCATATTTTATATTATAATAATATATTTAATTCTTTATTGAACATTATATTATTTATTGAAAACTTTATAACAATGTTAAAGTTCATATTATTTTATGTATATAATATACTATGGACGCTTCAAATCTCTCAAAAAATGTTATTAAAACGATTACACAATTAAAACAATCAACTGCCGTGTTTTTAATTGTTGCTATTACCCTTATTATTATATTAATAGCTTTATTATATTATTTTTATTATAGTGGTTTAAAAAGCAGACAATGTTCTACAATGAATTCAATTTATGGCGATTTAAATGGTAAAATTAGATCAATTGATAATACTGAACAATTTAATTATACATTAAAAGACTATTATATTAAGACTGCTTATAATGCTTGTAGTGGAGGAAATTACAAAAATGATTATGTTGATACTTGTGTTTTAAAAGATTTATTAAAGCAAGGTGTTAGAGGTCTTGATTTTGAAATATTTTCAATAAATGACCAGCCAATTGTAGCAACTTCAACAAGCGACAGTTATTATGTAAAAGAAACATTTAATTATGTTAATTTTAGCGACATTATGAACATTGTTCGCGATTATGCTTTTGCAACTTCAACCGCTCCAAACTCACTTGACCCAATCATTATTCATTTACGTATTAAAAGCACAAATCAAGCAATGTATAAAAACTTCGCTAAACTTTTAGAAAATTATGACTCTATATTGTTAGGCAAAGAATATGATTCTGAATATTATGGTAAAAATTTTGGAAATGTTGAATTAAGAAAATTATTAGGAAAGGTTATAATTGTCGTTGATAGAAGCAACACATCATTTTTAGAGTGCCCAGAATTTTATAAATTTATTAATATAACAAGCAATTCAGTGTTTATGAGAGCATTACACTACTACGACATTAAATATACTCCTGATATGAGCGAACTCATTGATTTTAATAAACAAAATATGACAATTGGAATGCCTGATAAAGGTTCAAGTCCAGATAATCCAAGTTCAATAGTTATGCGAGAAACTGGTTGTCAACTTTTAGGAATGAGATATCAAAAAATTGATACTAACATTGAAGAAAATGATATATTCTTTAATGAAAATGGATATGCATTTGTATTAAAACCGGAAAAATTGCGTTATATCCCTGTTACAGTGCCTTTACCTCCACCACAAAATCCTGATTTGGCATATGCCACAAGAACAGTTCAATCTGATTTCTATAAGTTTTCTATTTAATCAAAAATATAATAGTTTTCATCATATAATATAATTATTTTTTATATAATTATATTATGAAAGAAGTATGCGATAAAAAAATGTCATTTAATGATTGTGAATTAGCAATATTAAGAGCAGCCATTGATAAAGCAGAAGATATACAAGGCAGAAAGGTTGCTAATTCTCCAGAAGTTAAACACATAATTAGCATTGTAGAAAATTTTTTAAGAAAAAAGCAATTAATTTGTTATGGAGGACTAAGCATTAACAATATTTTACCAAAACAAGACCAATTCTATAATAAAGATGCGGAAATACCTGATTATGATTTTTATAGTTCAAACGCATTAAATGACGCAAAAGAATTAGCCGATATTTATATGCAAAATGGTTTTCAAGAGGTTGAGGCAAAATCTGGCCAACATCACGGAACATATAAAGTTTTT